GATCATTGATAATGCGGGTTTGGGTAACAACGGCATGAAGCTGTTTGATGCCGCCTGTCCACTGATTCATGAGGTTAATGCTGGAGAACTTGGTAGCCGCCGACCGGATGCCACGTTCTAGCTTTGTTCCCCCGCGAGCATAGTCAGCTACGTCAGCGATAATCTCGGCTCTTCCGCCCATGAGAGCGTCTGTTCCTACGCCATACAGCTTGGCTTCTCTGGCGGCCATCTTGAAGCCCTTGAGGTTCGTTACAAGCGGCTTGAGGCCATATCCAAAGGTCTTAACGATACCTTCAGCCATAACGACTCTGGCGACATCAGGGAAGGATGCGGCCACAACGCCACCAAGAAGGCGCATGTAGTTGAGATCACGAGCTACGCGGCCAGCCCTTACCCACGGATTATCGTGGTCAACCTGTCCGTAAGTGCCACGAATACGATCACGCATGGCAGCAACATCACGGATATCGCGGTCTTTTAGTTTATTTAGCTTGCGGCGCTTAGTCGGGTCGGTCTCGCGCTGCATTCTGAGTGCGTAATCCTGCTCAATGTCCTTGATTTGGGATGTCATGTTGACATCATCAAAACGGCGCATCAGCTCAATATCCGGGGCCATTTGCTTGAGATAACGCCCGCCAAGCACTTCGATGTCGCTTTCTAGGAACTGCTCGACTAGCTTGTCGGGGATTAGGAAGGAGCGCTTCTTGAAAGTACCCTTCAGATCGTCTCCACGGCCTCTAGCCGAGTTTTCTCCGATTTTGTAGTCGTAGGGCAGCCTTCCATCTGGCGTGCTCATAATCCGCCCTGCGATCTCTCTAGCGAGGGATTCGTTATCTACATCCTCATATTCAACTTTCTTAATACGCTCGATTGCCCGGCGGAGGGTGCGAGTCATGCTGCGGGCTTCTACGCCTTCACGAGCCTTGAGCATTGCACGCACTTCATTAGCAATCTTGCTCGGAAAGCCTTCGATAGTTTTTTCGATGTCTGCGGTAGTCTTGAGGCGGTCAGATTCCAGTTTTTTGATTCTGGTGTCTAAGTCGTCAGATTTGGCGCGATAGCCATCCAAGCGTTTCTGCAGGGCATTGGCGCGAGTGCGGAGTTTAGCTTGAGAGACGCCAAGTTCTGCTTTTTGTGCAGCTTTTGCTGCAGATGTTGTAGCAGATTTTTCGCTTGCCGTTGGAAAGTCTATCTGAATCGATCCGCCGGGCTTTCCTGTTGGAATTGCAAAATCCATGCGTCCATCAGGAAACTCATCATCAAGACGTAATTTGCTTGGCTTGATATTAATAGGTACTACAGAATCTCCATATCCAGTAACAGGATTTTTTTCTGTAGTCACAAAAACATCGGGTTCTCCAGCAGATTTAAGAGTTTTAGAGCTTCTAATACTTTTGGCAGACTCAGCATTAGTATGATGATAAACAGTTACAGTTCCGTCATCATTTAATGGCAGCCCTGTATTTTCATCAATTTTCTTTGGAATCTCATCTGCTTTTTTGGCCGCTTGCTCTTTGATCTCAAAGCCGCGCTCAAGACCCTTCTGCTGCTGCGCCTGAATTTCAGCAAGCTGCTTTTCGGTTTCACCGATCTTTTTAGTAACAGTCGTTTTTTGGCGAGTCAGGCTAGATTCAACCTTCTCTGTTTCCGCTACAACAGCATCTAGGCGCTCAACATCTGCTTTGGCAGCAATCTTTACTCCGCTCTGCTCGTCTAGCCATTTCTTTGTAACTTCTACAAATTCTGGCATGCGGGCGGCAATTTCTTCTTTGTTCCAAACGCGGTTCAGATATTGCTCTGCCGTGGCTACATCAACATCTTCTGGAAGCAATTTGAGCTTGATGGCCTCTTCCTTTAAAGGCTCATATAGCTTTGTGCGCCAGCCATCTGCAGCTTTTTGAATAGATGGGTCTGCGGATGGATTCCGCATAGCCTTGCCAACTTCCTGATTGAAGTTTCGGCGATTCAAGGTTCCGCCAGCACGCTTGTATTCTTTAAATGATGTTTCGTGAATTTCTGTTGCTTCAAAATATTTCCCATCGTGGGATTTAATTAGAGACTCAACAGACGTGCTTAGCGGGGTATCCATATCTAATGGATTTTCGGCAAGAGCATTTACTGCCTTTCGTGTGGCGGCTGAATCTGACGTAATTGTGCGAGAGAGCGGGTCAAAGCCTAGGCTCTTGACAGCCCATTGGGCGAGACGACCACGCACCTTTGCATCTGACTCTACTGCTGCGGCACTTAGAGAACGGTCTTCCATTGCTGGATTGCCGCCTTCACGAATCACTTTTTCTGGATCTAAGACAGCTTCCATCTCATCCGCTAATTTTGGCGTGAGATATTTGGATGCTGTGGCTGGAGTTGCCCCGATAATGCCTGTCAACAATGTTCCTGCAGTCACATTAAGGGCGGACTCGCCAAGGGTGCGCTCTAGCTGCGAATAGTGCAATCCGGCCTCTGATGCCGTTACAGATAGCCCACCAGTAGTTGCGCCTGCAACAAACCCGTCAAGGATCTTGCCGCCAGTCTTGTAGGTCTTGTAAGCAACACCACCAACAGGAAGGGCGTTGATTGGATCGGCAAAACCTACGAGCATTGTTTCTAAAAATGCGCCGCTAGACAGGATCTCGCGATCCTTGCGCTCACGATCACGCTGGCGACGTACTGCGTTTAATTCTTCGAGATTGTCTGCAAAGGCAAGATTTGCGACAAACACATCGTCTAGTTTTTCTTCTTCGTTTAGATGGCTCCAGACATCAAAGTCTGTTTCTTTAACGCCATCCGGTAAGCCGGTCTCCTGAACAAGCAAAGATCCAATCGTATTCTCAAGGCGGAACGCCGCCCGCAGTTTGTCGCGAGTGCTGTACTGATCTGAATCAGGGGCAAACTCGTCTAACCCTACAAGACGATTTAGCTGAGTTTGTTCGTTTTTGTCTTCGATTAGTGGCATGTTTTACTCTGCTACTGGAAGGCCGACATCTACTGTCGTTTTCTCGCGATATGTGCCGCGCATGAAATCCTTGGCGTCTTCAATCCGCTGGGCCTCTGAGCGTCCGGATGCGTCATACCAATCCGGCGCATTAGCGGAGAGATACTCATCTGCAACCTCAATGCTTTCTACAGTTACGGATTCAAGAGCCTGCATTTTGCGGTTCTTTTCTTGAACTTTTTTGATCTGCGCTGCAGCGTCAGGCATCCATCTAAACCCGGCAAGCGGTTTAATTCCTTCGTCAGTAACGATCATGACGCGGTAGGATGGCTTGCCAATATCAGCTTCTTTTGCGGTGCGCTCATCTGCAATCAAATAAAGTTGATCTTTTGTAACCTCAAATTCACCGATTGTTTCAGTAGCAATGTCTTTAGCGAGTTGATCCATGATATAGCTGGAATCTCCAGCGACTTCGTAAAACTGCTGTGGTGGGTACTTCATGATATAGCCGTTAAACTCGCCCCAATTACGTTTCAGGGTTTTAACAGCTTGCTGTTTTGCAGCAGATTCAGTCATTCCGCTCAGGAAATAAGCGTCATATATTTTCTTATATTCACTATTGAGCTGATCTACGTTTACGGGTTTGATGTCTGCGCCAAACCACGGATCAAGTTCTGAGCTTACTTCGGCTGCGTAATTGTCTTTTTTCTTCAGGGTTTCTTTGCGAGCCTCAACCATTGCTGTGTTAGCAGGGTCTGTGATCTGCTTAGCAATTCGTACAGCCTCAGCCGGAGACTGATTCTGCATAAGCGGAATTACCTGAGAAATAAACGCACGCTGCTCTGTGCTAAGAGCCTGCTCAGTAATGCCCGGAATATCATCAATCGCGTCAATTACGCGGGCTGCATTCATGATCTGATCCGGATTTTCGGACAGGATCATTGCATTAAGCTCACGCTTCAGTGCGTCTGGAACTGTTTTTGTCCCGCGAATAAATGATGCAGTGCCGGAAAGGACATCTTCAGGCGATTTGCCTGCAAGATTTGGGACATATTTAGTCTCGTAAAACTCGTTAATATCCTTCTTTTCTGCAACTACAGGCACGCCTTCGGCTAGTCCGGAAAGAATATTTTGATAAGCCGCTTCTTTTTGAATGATCTCATCTTGCTTTGTTAGCATTTTTTGGATTAATTCCGTACGCTTTTGCGTCGAAATCCATCCGTTGCCAAGGTAGGTGTCCAAAACCTTAATGGCTTCTTCGCCTGCAAAATTGCCGCTGTCAATGGCAATCTCTGTGTTAGATACCGCAATGCGCTGCTCGGTCGTCATCTGACTAGCGCGCTGAGTGTTCATGGCTTCTAGGCGTTTTTGCTGCGCAGACATTTTCTGTGAATATGCTTCAACCTGTGCCGGGTCTAATTCCTTCGGCGGATTGAGCATGAAGTTCGCAACAAAGGATGCGCCCTGCCCTTGCTGTGCTGCACGATCAAATTGGCCCATATAGCGAGCTTCATCAACCTGAGCTAAATAGTCATTCAGTGCCGAATCTGCAGCCTTCGGCTCTCCCATCGCCTCTAGCGGGCTGATTACGGTGTCATAAAATAATTGGGTCTGGTGTGCGAGATAATCCTGATCGCCCATTCTGGAGGCTTTGGAGGCCTCTGAGACGATACCTTTTCCTGCACGGTCGATTTCGACTGTGGTTTGCTCAATAGCAACCCTCGCAGCCCTGTCGCGGATCTGTACAGCGTTAGAGCGTAGAGTCTGATCGTAATCGTATTGAATCTGCTGGCGAACTTCTGCCGGGGTGTTTTCAATCAGCCCATTTCTGTAGGCTTTTGCTGCATTCTCAAACGCAACCGGATCGTTTTGATGTTCACGGGACATCCGATCCATTGCATCCATGTACTGATTTTTGGTGGCTGCGAGATAGCCTGCCTCATTAGCAACATTGAATGCGCGCCCATAGGATGTCATTGGGCTGAGATTGCCCAGTGGAGCGCCCGGAACTTGCTGAACCTCTGCCGCTGCTTTCTTCGCTTCCTCTACGCGGCTGTATTCCCATGCTACACGGCCAAATTCTCCCGCCTTGCGGAAGGATTCGCGTAGCTGTTCCGTTGCATTTGCAAATGCCGTTTCTGGATTTGCAATGCTTGTAAGGGTTGCCTGACGCTCAAACCGGGCCATTAGCCAATCTCCGCCAATTTAGTAGCCGTGGTTAGCAATTCACCGCGAGCGGCCTGTCTGCCACCCTCTAATGTGCCTGCAATCCGGCGTTTGTAAATATCTTGCTGAACCTGAGCCATAAGATCTGCTGAGCGTTGTTCGCGACCAAACTCAGCAATGCTTTCAAGTTGTACGGATGCGGGTGTTTTACCTGCGGCTCCGCCTGCCCCTGCGGTAACGGATTGAGCGGCAAGAGCCTTCAAAAGTCTTTCACGGCGAATGATTGATTCTTCCCCGCCCTTGAGTTGTTCTTGAAATGCCTGAGCCTTCATTCCTTCAGCTTCATAGGCTGCGGCGGTCTTAGCGGCCCCTGCTGCTTGCATTCCAGAAAGCACATTAAGGCCGAGGGATGCGCCAGACATTAGCGTACCTAGAGACATGGAACCAAGTCCTGATACAAGGCCGCCTGTAGTCGTTGCACCAAGAGCGGACATTGTTAGTCCAGTGCCGTATGCCCCAAATCCTGCAACCTGTGAGGCCAGCATTGCCGCCTGAGTAGCGGATGCGCCTGCTGAAGCGATTGCTGCTGTTGAGGCGGCTGTGCTGCCTGCTGATGATGCTACTGCTGCTGCTGATACGGGATCCATTATGAAATCTCCATTTCCAAACTAAGGCCCAGCAGAGTTAATGGGGCTGGAACGTCTTGTGTAATTGTAATCTGTGCGGTCTTTGACCACCCAAGTAAATATATCTCTTTTTTGCCTGTAAATGGTGGAACGGCAGTACCTAATACTCCTGCGCCAAAAGTTCTGAATGGGATCGTGTAGTCATTAACTTTGACGGCTAATGATTCCTGCAAATAAACCATGCAGTTCACAATTCTCTTCTCGCCATTTAGATTTGTGCCGGCTCCAGTGTCACCCTCAACAGGCATTGTCGTAACGATTGGCTGGAAGAACAACCCAACTTCAGCAGAATTAGTGGCTGCACGATCAATCGTTACAGATCCACTTGCCGGAGTCACGTTATTAAGCACAGACTCATCAGCACGAACGCGGCATTCTTCGCCATTTAGGTGGCCTAATCCAGTCAATGTGTCTGTACCGGGCGTGGTGTACATAACGGAGGAATCAAGGAAAGCGTCTGGATTTGCCTCTTCTAAATAATATTTAGTTACGCCATTGATTGTGCGCTTAACTGCAAAATAGACTTCATCAACAACCGTACAAATACTAATGATTTCTCCATCCGTTACCCAACGAGACCATCCAGCGACATCCTGAGAGCGAAGCGTATTGAATATTGCGACCGTGCCATCTCCGTTTACGAGATAAACATAGTTTGCATCTTCATTAGTTGTGCCTACAGAAATTGCCAAATCCACAGGGTTGTTAATGAGAACTGGGGCCAAAAGCGATGCAGTGTTTGAAATATATGCGTCTTCAGCAAATTCAAATACAAATTCACGCAAAGATCTGCCAGTCCTTTGGACATAAATAGTCGCACCATCAATTACTTTTGGTTGAATATTTTTAGCGCCATAGCCAGATTGACGCTTGATTGCAATATTTTCTGGCGTTACTGGGGAACTTGGGACGTAATATTCGGCACTTGCTGTAAATATTTGCAGGTGGCGGTTAGAAAATAAGCAGTTAATTGAGTCGTATTGGTCAACGTCGAGCGTTATATTGATCGCCTGATCGTCGCGTGATTTGCCTAAATCAAAGTTAAAAAACTCATCGACTCGGCTTCCCCATACGGTAATGGGAAGTGATTTAGATCCGCCAAACCATAACCGGGCTTCGTGAAAGATTACCGTTTTCGGCCATCCGCGAGTTGCTGACCATGCGTCTTCTTCGCGGGGAGAGCCATCTTGCGTTGTAGTTACGGTGATTGTTGCCGTGTAATCGCTAGAGGTAGGCCGGCCACTGATTTGCTGCCAATCCTTAGCGTTAGATCCAGACAGGGTAATTTCGTAAGTTGTGCCTGTAGTATGCGCTACAGCGACATCTCCGTAGATGATATTGGGCATGTCATTAATTGCTGCCTCAATACGGTCTTCGTTTGTGCCTGTATCAGAAGAATACGATATGTCGTCCGTGTCTATGCCACCAAGTGTCAGTTTGTAGTCTTGGCCATCCGCAAAGCTATTAAATGTAATTTCCTGAACTTCGCTCGTCGGAGTCGGGCTTGACGCATCATCAAAGTCATATTGCGGAATATAATCAAAAGAGATGTTCGTGAGACTCCATGATGTATGAGCGCCAGTACGCTGCAACAATGCAGGGGCATGGTCTTCATGGACAAGAATCATGGTATCTGCTGACTGAGTGAACTGAATGTCCATCAGTTGAGCAGTCGTATATGTCGTGCTTACCGTTGCGCGATAAATATCATCATAATAAACATCAATGGCGTTGTTGCGGAATACCATCAAATAGGCTTGGGTATTGGAGAAAATAAAAGGAATTACTCTAAATTCCTCTCCAATATCATCAATAAAGACCATTCCCGGTCTGCGTTTAACGCCACCTTGAGGCAAGCACAGGACATTATCCCCAACAGCCATGCCATTGAAGTATTGCTTAGTATCAATTCGGGCTAAAAGTCGAGTATCAAGAACGCCGGAATTGAATGCAGATTGAACCTTATATTGCTTGCTCACGAACGAGTCTCAATGTAATCAAACGATTGAACCGCTACGGATGGGCTTTGCTGTGCATCAGCAAATCGGGCTTTCTTGAGCTGCTCTACTGACTTAAGTTCATAAGTTTCTGCGAGAGAGCGATTTGAGGTCACAATCAACGCAAACTCAGATGCCAGCTTGTATTCCAATGCGAGCTGAAAATATGCCGGAAACAGGCCTTCATTCGGGCGCATTAGATAATCAATGTCCATTTCTGTGACATTGGAAAAGATCTTGTCTTCGTAAACTTGATATTCAGAAGATGGGATTACTCGATAGAGCATCAAAAGATCTGCTGGAAGCTGAAATGCGTAACTCCAATCATTGAGTGGAGCTGCAGCCAGTCGAGCAAGTTTGCGTTTAGCCGCAGCGAAACGCCAACGGTGATCCGTAAGCATTGCGCGGAGAGTAGGCTCGTAAAGGTTTGCTGCTGCGATTCCTTGAGCGCCGCCTTCCGTAAATGAAGAAATCGGCGGTGCGCCGAGTCTTACAAATGCGTTTGAGCAGATTTCAATAGCAGTTGCCATATACCAACCTCAGAAATTAGGTGGGAAGGACTTACACCACAAATGTGGATGCCTTCCCGGTATCACGGGGAGTGATTAGGCAGAGGTCACACCTTCGCCAACAGAGTAGGTGCTACCTGACACTGCGATCTGGCTGAAGCCAAAACCGTCAGAGCAGAACAGCATTACGACGTCGCCTGCGGCCATACCGTAATCTACTGCGTTGTTGAAGTAACCAGATGCACGAACGTTAGCCAAAGTTTCGGCTTCCTTGTACATCCAGAGAGTACCACCGTCAGAGTTAGCAGTGCCTACGCGCTGCAAAGTACCTGCTGAAAATGCCATGATGATGTCTCCTTATCAGGCGGTATCGTCAGAGTTGATCTTGACAAAACCATCGTTATCACGAACAACAGCACCAGCCTTCAACAGACCGTTCACCAACCAAGAGGTTTTCTGAGCGATGTAGTTGATTTCGGTCTTGATGTCGATACCGACAGCCATACCCAGAGAATCACGATGGAAAGCCCATGCTGCTGCGGAAGAAGTACCGCCGCCAGCTAGACCACCTTCGCTACGATCATCAACCAGAATGAACTTGAAACCGTAGAAGGTATCAATGTCACCAGCTACCAGCGCCTTCACATTCATGTAGTCGCTAGAGGTTGCCTGAGTAGTGCCGAGAAGCTGCTGCTTCTGGGTCTTGTTGAACAGGACAAAACGGCCTTCCATCGGCGCACCAACGCCATCCAGAGCCGCGCCAGCCTGACGAATAGAAGCTACGTCGAAGCCCGCAGTTGCAGTAATTGCAGTGTGGGTAGAAGTACCAGCAGCCATTGAATCAATGATGAGCTGATCTTCACGACGGCCCAGAGCGTTAGCAATTACAGATGCCAGTTCGCTCTTTTCGTCAAAGTTAACTTCTGCCTGATCGAAAATATCGGTGTATTCCGGAGCATTCCAGTTTTCCAGAGTACAAGTAATCAGGCTGTGAGAGATGTCCATCGGGGTAACATCAGCCTGCGAAGCCTTCTGGTTCGCCAAGCCCTTACCCATCTTACGGAACTTATAAGTATCGCCAACCACACCAGATCGCAAGGTTACTGCGCCACGCAGCTTCCCGGCTGACTGATAGGCATGCTTGACCATACTATCAAACTCAGTCTGTGCGACTGAAGAAAGATACTTAGACATAATTGTCTCCTAAATGGTTAAACAAATCAGTTCTTGCTTTTTCTGATTCAGTGGCCTCGGAAGGGGTGAATCATTAAAGCATTCACTCCAATCGGGCCATCCATTTAGGACGGGTAGCGATTAGCTATGTGAATACAGGATAAACCTGTATGCGCCGATAATAACAAATAATTTATGCAATGCAACAAACAAAAACCGCCCCGAAGGGCGGCTGTTCTTTTGTGCTGAAATTAACCGGGCAGAATTGCCTGCGCTTTCTTCTGAACCTCGGCACGGTAGGCAGGGTCAGAATAATAACGCTCGGATTGTACTGCGCGACGGAAATCATCCTCGGTAAATGCCGGGATGCTGGAGGTCTCGCCAGTTTTGTGCATTTGCGTGCCGCGAGTTTTCCCTACGATCTTTTCCATGAGCTGAACTTGTGCGGCAGTTGTTAGCATTGAGGAATAAACCTCCATATCGTCCTTTGACAAATTATTCATTCCCCATCCGGACAAGGAGGCGATACGCTGATCTGCCTTTTCGCCAAGAAGCTGCTTTTGCTGCTGCGCGTCTGCGCCGATCTCGTTAATAATGGACTGCTGATAGCCGACAAAGATATTAAACAGCTTTTGTGCGGTCTCGTTGGACATATTTGCTTCTTTTGCAACGTCCAAAAACTCTTTATAGGCAGGCAATTCAGAGTCAACTTCGCCCTCAATGCCTTCCGGAAGCCCTAATTCGTAGGCTTCTGGCGCTCCTGTGAAACCACCTAGCTTAGAGCGGAGTTCGTTATAGCCCTTCGCCTGCTCTTTAATGGCTTCTTCTAGCCCACGACCACCCTGCAAATAACGATCCTGAAGCCACTCAGGGCGTTCTAAGGCAGGGCCAGTATCCTTTTCAATATCTTCATTGATCTGCGCTGTAGCGGCTTCCTGCTGCGTCTCAGACATATCGGCAGCAACGCCATCCAATAGACTTTCTTCACTCATGATTTATCCCCGTGGTTGTTGAGTAATCGCAATTTGGTCAAGGATCTCCTTAACGAGCTGCTGTTTGCCATCTCTCATGGCGCATTCCCGCGCTGAAGCGGAACCATCAGGAACCCCTCCAGTGCAGAATCTTGACACCCACTCTTCAAGGATCTTTTGCCCTTCAGGAGAGGTAAAGGTGTTGAAATAAGCCTGCGCGCGCTTCTGGCGGGCTTCTTCTACCTGCCGCTCGTGACCTTCCGTAGTGGATTCGTCGAGCCAGTCGTATTCATCCATAGATTATTGTGCTTGCTGTTGTGCTTGCATCATTGCTGCAGCCTGTGCTGCCTGCTGCTGTTGCTGCTTAATCATCTCTTTTTCAGCGTCAGTACGGATTAACTCCGGATCTGTGCCTAATTTACGAGCAATATAGCCTGCAAAGTTCTCAGTTTTCAGGTCAAGCATGACTTGTTCTGGCGGTACGCCGGAGTTGAGAGCCATCGTCATGGCCTGCATTGCGAGCTGGGCGTCTTCGTATTCTGCTGCGCGAGCCATGCGATTGAGGTATTTCAGGCGGACATTCTCGCCATCAATGGTGATGTCGGGGATTCTCCCGGCCATCTTCAGAACTTCAAATGCGCGGCGGAAGGTTGCTCCGGCCAGTTCGACAGACAAACGGCCAAAGGTTGCACCAGCTTCCTGCAAGTCAATTTGACGTCGGATGTTGATCTCTGTGGCGGTCTTCGTCGGGTCGGTAATATCGCCGATAGGCTTCGCAAACAGCGCACGATTGACGTTATCCCTACGGCGCTCATATTCAAGCTCGTGGAATTGGACATTTGCACCAGTCGCAAGCGGCTTCAGCGTTGGGTTGTCATTACTGTTGGAAGACACAGGAATGGCGATACCCGGAGCAATTCGGAACGTGTACGGATTGAAGATGCCATCGTCTGTTGCAGTCCATACGCCTAGAACACTCAAGGCTGCAGACTTCAGAGAGTATTCTCCCATGACGTTCAGCGTCTTGATGTCTGGCAAGACCGACATTACAGGGCCACGGCCATAAACTTCGCCGGAAACTACCTGAGAGCGAAAGACAATCCACGGGCTAGATTTACCAAATTCCTCTTCGTAAATGACTTCCTTGTCGGATTCGATCATTACATACAGGCAATACTCGCCCTTGTCTTCGCAAACGCCCTCAAGAATGTCGATTTCTTCGTCAGGCTTGGACTCCAGCATGCTTGCGTATTTCTCTGGCATCCGTGCATCCGGCCATAAACGCTCAATTCCACGAAGCGGAACCTTGCTTTTACGCCAAACATCAGCAACTTCGCCGCGACCATTAGAAGCTAGGACGATGTTTGAGAGCGGGATTGAGTCGAAAACGAGGTCATCATCCTCTGCGTCATAGTCGCAGGTCATTGCCCCTGTAGAAATAGCCAGATCTACGCAGGCTTCATTGACGCGCTGGTCGAAGTTAGAGCGATGGATGTAGGAGAAAACGGTGTCTGCGAGACGGTCTAAGGCTTCAGAGATTGTTACCTGTTCGCCTTCATAATCGACCATTGCCTCGTCGTCAACACTGCCACCCGGTACCACAGTAATCCATTTCTGTCCGGGAGGAACTACGGTTTGCTGTACACGATTGGCGTAGATCTGAACAGCCTGCATTGCAGTGTTGTCATGCAGGTGCGTGTTCTTTTTCTGGCCCTTGGTGTACTCAAAGAGTGCTTCTCGCTGCGGCACTGTGTAGCGATAACATTCGTAGAAATGGCTGTACCAGCTTTGATCTCTACGTTTTAGCGCGGTGCTGTACCGCTTCCAAAGTGCCTTGCTATCCATAGGTTAGCCCATCGTTGTTTTCTTTTCTTCTTCCACGCCAGTAGCAGACCCCGTTAGGAGGCTGCGACGACCCATGCGACGAGTTCCAGCACGCGCAGAGCGTTCTGCGATCTCTGATTTCTGAGATGCAGTGGTTTCTAGCTGCGAACGCTCAAGTTCTTTTTGGGTTTCGGTAGGCTTAAATGGCTCAGGAGCCTTTGGTTTAGAGAAAATTCCGCCCATTGTTCAGTTCCCTGTAAAGTTGATATGGGGTGACAATCCACCACTTGTTAATTCCCAAAAAGGCTTTGGTCTGCTCTACACAGTTCAATAGCCCAATCACTCCCCTTAGCTTCCCGATTTTTACCTTTTGGCATGTTCGGACTGTCTTGCCTAAATAACTGAAATCAGTTAAAGGCGGGTAAACAGTTGTTTCAGTATATCCTATTCTTGGATCAATCAATACATCTGCGTTTGGCTTGTGAATCACGATGCAAACGTGGCTAAATCCCGGCTCAAGAATAGCATTAAGCCACTTCTTGTAATTCGCCTGCCTGAATATCACTGTCGCCCTTACGAGGTCTACCCCGCTTAGTGACAGCAGGCTCGGCATCGGCGTTTGCCGAAATAACCAATTTATCATCTTGAATGCTCCCCGTGTATCCGTCGATGGTATTTGCTACTGCGTCAGCGAATAAACGCTGCTGCTGAATCTTGCTCAAGTTGGTTTTCATTGAGAATGTCAGCGGATTGAGCGAAAGCAGCTCGCAAGTGCGGGTCAGGCTTTGCTGGGCGTAGATGCTTTCTACAGCTAAACACAGAACGGATTGTTCCGGAGTAATATTAGAAATATTGCATTTAATCTTCATAAGGCTCCCCGTTAGAAAATATCAAATCCAGACGCTTGGATTGGCGCGGATCTGGTTTGTGTGTTGCGTAAGGATACAGCAAGATAGCGGAATGCGTCCGCTCCGTGGCTTGACCAGTCATGAAGTGGTTTCTCGTTAAAGATCCCCTTTCTCTCGTCAAATTCTTTTCGGTAATTCTTCAGGCATCGGATGCCCTCTCTGCAGTTCTCTTCATCAAACCAGCAGCGATGCAGGATATTGCGGACTTGGTTGATTCCGCCCATCAGGTCTACTCTCGGCACTCTGATGAAGTTGATTCCCATTTTCTGAGCAACCTCGTGGCGGCTTTTGCCTGTGCCCATCTCCCTGACGGAAATATCGTGCGGGGCGAAGTGGTGCTGATAAACCGCATTGTTCTTGTCGCGCCATTCGTGCAGGTAGTTGACGTAGTGATTCAGGCCGTGATTGTTGTTTTCGTAGTAATTCACTACGCGGATTTCCTGCCCATGCTGCTGATACCACCAGATAGCGGTGCTGTCGGACATACCTAAATCCCAGACGGTATTGACTGGGAGTGCGTTATCCACAGGAACTTTCGTAATCTGCTCGCGGTTGTGCATCATGATCTCAGCGTAGTACGCGCCATCCTTGTTCTGGAGGGGCTGGCCGAGCCAGATATGCTCGTACATGATGGGGTTTTTAGCCTGCAGCAGCTCCGCTTCTTCAACCGTTGCGCGGTCGAGATATGGATTATCGAGGTAGTCGATATGGACAACTACAGTGTCTGGCGGAGGATCTAGTACGAATCGCTGGTATGTGGAGTCAAGTTCGTCATAGGGGTTGAAGGTAATCCAGATCTCTGCGCCAGTCTCACGGATGGTAGGCAGCAGGGTTCTCCAGCTCGTTTCGGATACAGACTCAGCTTCTTCTACCCATACGCGGGAGATGCCTTCCATTGATTTAATGGCTGTGACGTTAGAGCGTAAGCCCTCAAATACAAACTCGCTGCCATTCTTGCCATAAATGGCGTTGTTCTGAATGTCGAAGAAGGACTCTAGCCCTAGTAGCTCGATCTGCTTGGCAAGTACGCTAATCACAGACTGGCGAATGGATTTCTGAATCTCACGACAGCAGAGAATCCTGTGCTTTTCTGAATAAGCATCCAGCACAAGCATCCGGGCTACATGCCATGACTTGCCAGATCCTCGGCCACCCTTCAGGACTTTGTATCTGTGATGCTCTAGCGTTGGAGCTAGCTTAGGCTCAAACTCAATATCAAGACTTGCTGCCATCTTTCACAATCATATTGATTTGTACGGGCAGGGATTCTTCTCCGTCGCCACCAGTAAGCTGAGTAGCAGATAGATCAGGAACGGTTTTCTTAAGCAGAATCTCAGCAGCTCGTATCTGTGTAGATGACATTTCAGCGTCCTCTAACACATGAGCCATGAGTTTTTTAATCACCAAAGTAGTCTTAATTTTGTTTCTAGACTCCTCTGTGTGCTGCCTTCTTCCAGTACCATTTGTACTCATTTGATTTTATTCCCCTTTTACGCTCGGACTTAGATCAATTCGCCCCATTCTAGTACACCTGAAGCGATGCCTGTAGTGGCGGTGCTTTCTAGGGCTAAATAGGTTCCCGGCGGAATGGTGAATTGGATTCTTTCCGGGTTTGGGTTATTCAAGCTAATCATCTTTGGTTGCTGTGTAATCACTACGGTTACGAGATCCATTTTGCTGTGGTCGTAGCTAGTGGCTCTTACTGCGGATGCGTCCATTTGTGGTGAATCGCAGTACATGCCGCTGCTGCTGTTTACGGGCTGGAAGGTGGCTCCGGTGATGGCTGTAGCGTCATCCGTAATCCATAGGCGGTAGGTGGATTTCTTGTCGGCACTCAGCATCATTCGTGCGAGTTCGACTAATTGGGTGTTTGCGGGTGGGTTGTACAGCGTCAGGATTGGTGTTCCTCCTGATACCGATATCCCATCAGCGTAGGCAGAGTAGTATTTTTGATAGGCAAATTGATTGCTGCCGTCTCCGCCGATCCATTCCGTTACTACAACTTGTGATCCGTTTTCTCGTGGAAGTACCCAGACGTTAGTGTCGTGGGCTTCAAAGTCCATGACCATTCCAGACCGCAAGGCATGAGCTACTCGATTTGAGGTAGCAGGTTTGTTATCCGTTAGTACGAGATAGCAATCGCCGTGGATTGCTTGGATCTTGAATCTGCCCTGCGCAGTATTTACCCGCACATATTGTGTGGGATCTAGGGATATACGGTTAGTAGATACTGGCATTAGATCATCCGGCCTTTCTTCGTTTTACGCTTGACGCCTTCTTTCATCATGCGTTTAGCTTCAGCCATGCTCATTCCGTACTTCTTAGCGATCTTCGGATCGTTAGCGGCGGCGGCGAAAAGACGATGCTGCTTTTCTGTATACGGCATTGCTATATCTCGTTAATGGAAATCAGACATTTATTTTCATTCGTGCGTCGAATAATTGTCAACTTGTCTATCTGCGAGTCGTCTTCCCATACGCCGGATTTAGTCAGCGAATCCAGAACGCACTTAGTGTAATTATCAATATCGCGGCGGCGATTGTCTGGTGGAAATAACTCAATTCGCACTTCCAATCGTACTGTCAATGGTACGGATGCTTGTACGAGATTCTGTACAGCTTCGACATATTCCCTGCCTTTTTTAGCCATGATCGTTGTGCAGATGTTGCCGCGACGGAATGCGCGATACATGGAATTTACCGAGGGAGGAAACGGTAATTCAAAAATCAGGCCGGAATTTTTCACCACTGCCATAAGTGACTAAATATAACACAAGGTGAATAAAATGTCAATGAAATCAATCTATTACTTCTTCAAAATCGTAAAAGTTCTTATCCAAATAACCGTGCTGCTGTATTTGCTTTAGCATTTCAATTTTAAGGTTCGTTACCTCTAACAGCTCTTCTTGGGTTCCGTAGTTGTGTTCCCACTGCTTCTTGCCGATCTTGTGAATCCCCTGTTGACCGGTGTGGTGGCGTTCGCAGAGCGGGATGGTATACACGTCATTCGCTTTCTGGCCCATCCCCTTATATCGGATTCCGATAAGGTGGTGAATCTGGGGTGGCATTCCGCAGATTGCACAGCCTAATTCTGAAAGGGCGTCAAAACGCTCTCTACGCTCTTTTTCGGACAGGGGTGCTATGTCGGTGTGTTTTCTCATAGATCGTCGATTCTGAGGCGTTACAGGGCGTTCTAGACTAGGTTCATGGCTGCTCGTTCGTCTGCTCTTTGCGTTCTCCAGACTTCAAGCTCTAATTTGGCTGCTTCGTACCCGTATCTAGCACGTTCTTCTTCTTCGACTGCAATCTGAAGTCCTTTGAGCAAATCTTGATACTCCGGGTGGGCGTAAGCATCCCGCTCTTGTTTGGCGGTGATGTTCTCCCCGGCGGATTCTGCTTTCTGCATCAGAATCGCTTTTTGGGATTTGCGGAATTGTTCTAGATACACCCGCTGGGCTTTGGCTTCTGCGTATTTCTTCCCGGCGACGCGCAGGACTTTAATCAGTTCTTCCGGGCTGCGTGGATCTAAGTTCATTTTTTCTTCCTCTTCGGTTGCCAGTCTTTTGCTGGTATCACTTCGGACATTCCTGTCCGTTCTTTTCCGGCTACCAGCTTGCCGGATTCGTAAATGGCTTCTACTTTTACCTCTCCGAATACCTGACGCATTTGGTCAACTACTTTAGCTAACTCAGGCCAGCGATCCCTGTTTGATTGGCGGGTCATATCTCAACCTCGCTGTACAAGCTGGGGAATTTGCCGTTTTCGTCAGGAGGCGGGAAAGGCATATGAGGCATTCCGTGTTCTGGAATCCATTGTTGAGAACGCACATCAAACCAAAAATGAAACATGCCCTCAAATTCACCATGACGCTGCTTCGCTACTCGAATGTAACCATCAGGCTCGGAGCGGTCATATTCCTGCATTGCCCGAATTTTCGCTTCTTTTATCTTGTTTCTGGTGATAATGAGCAAGTTGTCCGTCAGGTCTACAATTTCGCCAGCGCCCTTGACGGAATACTTGTCCGGCATTGCCTTTTCGTCGTTTGACTTGCGAATATGATGGACAAGATGAATGTGAATCTTGTGTTCCTTTGCGGCCCACGCTAGAGCATCCACAAACTGTTTCTGCGGTTCGTTATGCTCGGAGTGAATGCCGCATTTCACCAACGAATCAATCATTACATGGTCAATGCCTAATTCTTCAGCAGCCCAATGGATCATGGCGATGATCTCTTCAGGCTTCACGCTGCCAATCTGGTCATAGATCCAAATCTTGTCCTTGGTGTAATTCATCAAACCAGTTGCTAGGTCTCGCGGAGGAAGCGGAGAGCCACAACCCTGACGCAACATGCGCGCAACCGTAGCCTCTCCGGGCATTTCCATTGATGCGATTAAAACCTTCTTGCCTGCGGCAGCGAGCCATAAAGCAGTCTGGCCCTGAACCAAAGATTTACCGCCACCATTTTCGCCAGCCCAAATAGTTATTTCCTTCGGACGGAAGCGAAACTTGTCGGCGGTCTTGCTCCATGGGAGCTGGTCGCCAAATGTTTCTGAGCCTTTAGCAAGACGCTGCATTGCTCCATCAAAAAAGTCCGTTGCAGGACGGATGGATTGGCTTTGCTGCCTCGCCATAAAGCGGCGAAGGTCAATATCGTGAATGATGTTCATTAGATGCTCCCAGCATAAGGATTAAATTCAGCCTTAGATTGCCCAATCATTTCCACTGGGTCTGCCCAGCGGTGCTGGTTCAGCCATGTCGTTGGATGCGGGACAAACTGCTGCTCTTTTCCGTTAAGGCTAGGCAAATGCTTTTTCAGGCCATCCAAAACTTCTTGCTGTTTTGACTCAGATAGCTTTGTTACAGACTTCCAACTTGCATGTGCTTTTGGCTTGGCAATTTTTCGTGGATACAAATTCCAAAACTCAGCGAAGCGGTCAATATTCTGACTCTTCTCTGTCTCTGTCTCTGTCTCTGGTGTAGCAAGTTGCAAGCATGGCGCTAGCATCGTGCTAGCATCAAGAAAGAAACCTTTTTGGATCAATGGCTTAAGCCCTGATTCTACTTCCTTTTCGCTCATGCGAAGTCGAAATGACAATTCCTCGGTTGTAGCGTCAAAAATACCATCACTTGATTCACTTGCTAGCAACCACAACAAAGGTGCTAGCGCCTTGCTAGCGAGTGGTAATGTAATGAAATCTCTATTTTCGAGCAGTTCGCGATGCAACTTAATCCAAGGAGGACGCCTATTTTTGTAGTGCTGAAATACCACCCAATTCTTTGGCACGAGGTTCATAAGGCTACCTCTTGCGGCAAAGGCTTAGACATCTCCTCAAGTAATGTTTCAGAACGTTCGATCAAAGCCAAAAATGTTTCTTTATCCAGTCGAACAACATGGTATTCGCTGTCATCCATTTCGTTTTCTGGCTCTGTGTTGTACTCCTCAATGACAAGCAAATTACTTGAATTTACAAAAATATTGGAAGGTAATCCATTATTAAAAGACATAACAATCTCCATTGGTGCTGGCCTTCCCGGTAGCTATTCCGGAGGTCGAGTCACCCAAGGTTGGGTTAGAA